GGAATTGCCCGACCCCGACGACACCGACAGGCGCGGATGGTGGGGCGACATGGACGCCGATTTGATCTGGCAGGGCTGGCCGGTCGGGTGCCTGTTGTGGCTGTTGTCGCGCGCCAAGCTCACCGATTCGAGCGCGCGCGAGGGCGCGACATTGACGCGGGCGGACGGCTGGACGCGCGCCGCAATGGCACCCTTCGTGCAGCGGCGTGTGGCATCCCGCATCGAGGTGACCTCGGGACAGAGAAACACGGATCGCATCGACATCGGGGTGACCATCTATCGTGGGCCGAGCCCGCCGGTGGAGTTGTTGTATTCGGAGCTTTGGGACGACTTGAAGCGAGGCAGATAAGTAGATGCCCTGGACGACGCCAACGCTTCGCGACATACGCCGCCTTTCGCGCGACTACGTGCTCGCGCAGTTGGGCGCGAAGGTGATGATTCCAAATTCCGTGCTTCGCATTATGAGCGATGCGATGTCGGGACTCGCGAACCTCGCCTATCTGTATCTTGATTGGCTGGCAAAGCAGTTGATGCCGGACACCGCCGAAAGGGAGTGGCTGGACCGGTTCGGCATAATCTGGCTCACAAATTCGGACGGCTCGAAGGGACGCAAGGTCGCCACCTACGCTTCCGGCACGGTTCAATTTCTCGGCACGTTCGCATCGCCAGTCCCGGTCGGCACCCTGATCACGGGCGGCAATGGCGTGCCGTACCAGACGACCAGTTCCGCAACGATCGATGAGCTGGGGCAAGGAACATCCGACGCTATTTGCTTGACGGCAGGCGTGATCGGGAACCTGCCCGAAGGCGATGCAATGACGCCCTCGCCAGCCGTCGATGGCGTCGATAGCGCAATCCTGCTCACTGACATGAGCGGCGGTGTAGACACCGAAACCGATGAGCAGCTTCGCGAGCGCATTCTGTTCCGCATTCAAGAGCCGCCGATGGGCGGCAACCAGCAGGATTACGTGCGCTGGGCGAAAGCCGTGCCCGGTGTCACGCGCGCGTGGGCAGAGTCGGAGATGGGCATCGGAACTATGACGTTGCGGTTCCTCATGGATGATTTGTACCCGGACAATTACGGGCTGCCGACACCGGCGGATGTGCAGACCGTGAGCGACTACATCGACAGCGTGCGGCCGGTCACCGTCAAAGACTGTTTCGTCATGGCCCCGCTGCTTTATTTCTACGATGTGACGATCAACAAGTTGTCTCAGGATACGCCGACTGTTCGCGGAAACATCGAGGCGTCATTGGCAAAAATGGAGTTCGTGCGCTCGCAGCCGGGCCAGACCATGTACCGGTCCTGGGTGGACGAGGCGATCAGTCAGGCAATAGGCGAAATCGATCACGAGCTGACATTCACAACCGCCGTAATGCCGGGGCCAGGCTACATGCCGACTTTGGGAACGATCCTCTATGTCGCCTGATAAGCACATCACGCGCTCGGGCGAGGACTACGCTGAAGCCATGCAGCAATTGCTTCCGCTCGGGCAGGCGTGGCCGCGCGACTACGACAGCGTGCTGATGAAAACGGTGCGCGGCTTGACCGGCATCTGGGGCAACATCGAGGGCCGCGCCTCGCAATTGCTGGAGATCGAAAGCGATCCGCGCACCACAACGGAATTGTTGCCGGATTGGGAACGCAATTGGGGCCTGCCCGATCCCTGCATGAAAGACCCGCCGACCAGCCTGGACGAGCGGCGGCAAGCCCTGGTGACGAAGATGACGAGCATCGGCGGGCAGTCCCGCCAGTATTTCATCGACGTTGCCAAGCAGTACGGCTACGAAATAACGATCACGGAATACGCGCCCTACATGACCGGCGTTTCGCTGGTGGGCGACACGCGCGGCTTGGACAACAAGACACCGCCGGATGATTATCGCTGGCGGCTCGGGCCGCCGGAAATGCGCTACTACTGGACGGTTCACGTCAGCGCAACAAAGCTCACCTACTTCCATTGCAATTCAAGCCAGTGCGGCATCGACCGTCTGTTGCGCATCGGACTTGCCGACGATCTGGAATGTATCCTGGATGAATTGAAGCCGGCGCACACCGACATCGTGTTCGATTACTCGCCGCTTGAAGCGCTGGACTTTACGCAGTCGTTCAACTCGCAATACCTCGCACTCGGGATGATGTAGATGCCGGACAACAAGCAAATCAAAGACGGCTTGGGTGATCTGTTCACGATCAGGATGCGGGATATTTCCGCAGCCGCGGACGGGTCGCTTGTGCGCTCGCTGATCTTCGCGACCGCCGCTCCTGTCGATTTTCTCGGCGGCGGGTCGTTTCATCGCGCCAGCAAGAGCGGGACGATCGTGGCGAACATCGGTGCCGCCGCGCCGATCTACTCGTTCCAGTGGCCATCGGTTACGGCAGTCGCCTTGATCCGGCGCATTCGCATATCGGCATGGAGCATGGATGTCGGTTTCACGCCGGGCATAGCGGAATTCGACATGGTGACGGCGCGCGCCTTCGTGACGCAATTGTCGGGCGGCGCGCAGGCGAACCTTGCCGGAAACAGCGCGAAACTACGGACCACGATGGGGTCTTCGCAGGCCAACATCGTTTACGCGCAGACGGCGGCGCTGACCGGCGGAACGTACACAGCCGATCCGGGGCCGGGCGCGACCGAACGATGGGTGGCGGGGGTCGGCGGCAACGTCTACACGCCAATCACCACCGGGATGATGAAGCTGTTTGAGAAGGCGCAAGGCGAGATGCCGCTGTGGGTGGCGAAGCAGGAGGGCTTCATCATTCAGGCGACAGTACCGCAGACAGGAACATGGTCGTTCAGCATCGCGACCGAATGGGACGAAGTCCCGCCATACACCTACGGAGCTTGATCCCATGCTATACAATCAGCCGCTCGACCAGCCCGCAAATACGAATGCGCCCTACATCGACGGCAATCCTGCTGCTGGCATTCAAGGTTCGATTGTCCCAGCAGCATCGATTGAATACGACCAGCGCGAGGTGGTCGAGGTCATCACACGCGCGAACGTGCGCGGCTATTCGGACTTTGCCGGGGTGCCGTGCGCGGTCCCGGCGAACACCGATCTTTCCCAGCTCCGCAAGGCGATCGAAGGCTACATCACCAATTGGCAGTTTTTGATCACAACGGAAGTGACGTTCAAGGTTCACGGCTCGGGCGCTGATTTTGCCGACTTGAATGCAGCGTTCGCCTATCTCGGGAAATACAAGATTACGCCGACAGGGCATGTCATCCTGCAATTGGCGGGCGCTGCGTCCGGGTCCGCGCAGGCTCAACAGTACGTCTACACCAAGGGAATTATTGCTTCGCATCCAAACAATGATCGCATCTCGATTTTCGGTGCGCCATTGCTGGCGCCAGTGCCGCGATCGGATGCCGGCTACGCGTGGAACGGATCGTCGGCCGTTCAGCGGAATACCGACATGGCGACAAATCTCGCTGTTCTGAGAAGCAAGTTTGCTACTGAATTGCATTTTTCGGGCGGCGCTCTCACGACAGCCTCGTTTCCCGCCGCCGGCTTCCAGATTATTGGTCTATCGTTGATGCATCTCGACGGGATATTGTTGACCAGCGACGGCAACCCATCGCAAGGGACCGGCTTTCTTTTCAACTGTAGTGGCTATTTGAATTGTATGCCGAGATCGATTATGGGGCCGAGTCCGTGGGCCTATGATGGTCTTGCGGCCGTCAACTGGAGGGGCGGCTGCGGCTTTCAGTTCGATGTCGGTGCCGGCATAGCGATCGAAGGGGAAGCGGGTGATTTTAATTTCAATTCACCGCTGATCGCTATCTACAACCAAAGCGGACTCGCCTTGACGAATGGCGGCTTCATCACTTCAAATTCGAACCTGATCGCTCTCGGCAATGACACCGGCGGTATGTACCTCTGGCCACGCGCCGGCACGCAATGGGACGGCGGTATATTCTGCAACGCAAATGGTGGCCAGGGCGTCCAGTGCTATCTGTCCTCGACCGGCTATCTCGCCGCACCGATGATAAACGGTGCTTACACGGGCGGCCCGTCGCATTGTTTCCGCAACGGAGGCTACGGGCTCTGGCTAGAGATGTCGAACATCTCAGCGAACATCGATTTCGGCTCCGGTGCGAACGCCAATGTTGCGGGCGCAATCTACGCAGCCAACAATGCCGGCGTCCAGCTCTGGGGCTCCTATGCGAACGCCACGCCATGCAGCCCGGCATTCGGAACCACTGGCAACAACAACTCAATGATCAATGTCGGTTGGTAGAGAGGGCGGACTCAAATGAAGCTGATTTATTGTTTGAACGGAGTCGTTGTCGGCTCTCACGACAGCGCGCTGAACATCCCATCTTCGGTGTACGGGAGCGGTGTGCGCGTCATTCCGTATGACCCATCGATGGGGGAATTGCCGCGCGTGGGTACGGCTCCGGTGTTTCCAGAGAGGGACACCCGGCCATACGGACAACCGGTCGAAACACCGGAATTGTTGATGGGCTATGCCGGTCAGGTGCGCTGGGAAACCGTGACGGCCGGAATAGCCTACGGAAGTATCCCGGCAAATACGGACCGCGTCAGCCAAACGCTGATCGCAAATCTCGCGCAGTATGCGGCGACCCTCGCGCCGACAGACACCATCTCCTTCACGCAGGACGGTGTCGCCTATCAAATGACGGCGCAGGACGCCATCACTTTGAACAATCAAATGGTAGCACTGGCGCAGCAATGCCGGACGGTCGAGGCGGAATGCCTTGCCGATCTTACGGGCGCGACGCCAACGATCCTAACCTACGATGATGTCGAGGCACGCTTCGCTGGATTGCGGTCGAAGACGCTGCGATACAAGAAGGCATGACATGGCTGGCCCTTCCTACTACACCGGTCAAATGAACGTATCCAAGAACGAGGATTGGGTCGTTCCATTTCTGTATCAGATGATTGACGGCACCGGCACGGTGATCGCTCCAATTGACCTGACCGGATCGACGTTGAAACTCGCCTTGCGCAGGCAGGAAATCGATCACGAAGCCCTGGTGTCGGTGTTCTCGCCGGACGGCGGGATCATGCTCACGGACGCGCCGAACGGGCTGTTTCAAATCGTGATTGTCCGTAACCTGCTATCGAACCTCGAAGCCGGGCAGTATTTCGCTGACATGGTCCGCCTGATGCCGAACGGTTATCAGGAGCGCATGTGGGAAGGTGTGGCAGTCGTTGTTGAAGGGACGACACGCTAATGGCAGAGCCGCTATTCGAGCTTGGCAGCGGAACACCGCGCATCACGCTGCAAGCGTACACGCCAAGCGACACCTCGCTGACGGTGCCGCTGGTTGGTCCCGCCGGGCCGCAGGGCGAGCCGGGACCGATGGGACCAATGGGGCCGGTCGGGCCTCCCGGCTTGGTCGGCTCGCAAGGACCGGGTGGGCCTCCTGGGCAGCAAGGACCGGCGGGACCAAGCACGCCGGGGCCGCCGGGGCCGACAGGTGCGCCCGGCCCCATTGGACCGGCCGGCGGCATTCCAGAAGCGCCGGTGGACGGAGCCATCTACGGCCGCGTCAATACGATGTGGCAGGCGATCGGCATCACCGGTGCGATCCGCTACGACATCACGCAGGGCTTGACGACGCCGCAGCAAGACCAGGGGCGCGCCAACATCAACGCCGTCAGCAAGTCTGGCGACACGATGAACGGATCGCTGACCGTCAACGGCGATCTCGGTTCTCAGAGACTCGGCGCTCCCAGCACAGGTTTGATTCAATTCGGTAATTCTGGCTCTCGGTATCTCTTTTTCGACGGCACCAATTACAACTTCAATGGCGGATCGGTCACTTCCTCCAACGGTCGTCTGTGGGGCACGAACGATTTCAACTACCAGCCGCTCAACAAGGCCGGCGATTCGTTGACCGGGTTGTTGAGCACTGTCGGCTCGTCGCCCGGCATCAACAGCGGCAATGGCTCGCAAGCGTTGATGGTCTATGGCGCGGGCGGCGGCAACGAAGCCTTTATGACGTTCCATCGGCCCGGCATGTTTGCTTGCAACTTCGGCTTGGCGCAAGACGGCAATCTCTACGTTGGCGGCTGGTCACTCGGCGCTGGCGTTCAGTACAAGATTTGGACGACGAAGGATTTTGCCTCGATCCCGGCAGCGCCAAATCTCGCGCCTTACGTCAACAATGCGCGCTACGTCTATCTGGGGGACTACAATTTTCAGTTCGGGACGGTGGCCGAACCGTACAACGGCGGGGTCGTAAGTGGGTTGGCCATGTTCGCGCAAAACGTGATCACCGGGCGCATGCGGCAACTGCAACTCTACACCACGGGTTGGTGGAATGTGAGTTACGGATGAAAATCATCGATCATGAAAAGTGGCTTCCATATAAGCCCGCGCAAATGCCGCCGGCCGCGCCGCCGAATACTTTGTTTGCTCGCCGCGAGAGCGATAAAACTGATTGGTACGACTACGTCAACAGCGGCAAGAATTTTGGAGCTGACAGCGTCAAGCTGATGGCGATCTGGCGAGAGGACATGGGCGGATATATTGTTGGTCCTGCGGTGTTTGACGCGACCATGTTGTTCCCCCCCAATCATATCGTCTTCGAGATCACCGACTACACCGGCAGCGACCCGCAGGCGGACTTCGGCGGCAAGCTATATGAGCCGGCCACGGGCACGTTCAGTGCGCCAACGATGGCGGCTGCCGAGCCTTCGCTTGCGAAACTGGTGGAGGAATTGACCGCGCGCATCGCCGTACTGGAAGCCAAGAAATGACAATGACCGTTGAATTGTTGGTGCCGCAGACCGGAGCCGCAGGCCCGGTGGGGCCGCCTGGACCGATGGGGCCGCAAGGTCCGGTCGGACCTCCTGGGCTTGTCGGATCGCAGGGGCCGGGCGGACCGCCGGGATCGCAAGGTCCGGTCGGGCCGCAGGGCATTCAAGGTCCGCAGGGCGCGGCCGGCGCGCAGGGGCCGGTCGGCGCGGGCGTGTCCACGGTCTACTATTCGGCCACCGCGCCAACCGGAGTGCCTGACGGAACGATGTGGTGGGACACCACCGCAGGCTTGCTCTATCTGCGCTACAACGACGGCAACTCGACACAGTGGGTGATTGCTTGCCCGCAGCCTGACACCTCGACTTATTTGACGAGTGTTGCGCAGGCGCTGACGGCTCCGCAGCAACAACAAGTCAGGCAGAACGTCTACGCCGCGCCGTTCGACGCGCTGGCGTACAGCGGGATGCAGGTGAACGGTTCGTTTGATGCCAGTCAGGAAAAGGGCTTCGCTGCAACATTAGCTTCCGGCTACATTTGCGACGGCTGGTATATGAGCGCGGGTGGCACGGTGGGGCCAAATGCGGCTGTCATTGGTGGTGCCAGCTTCGGAATACAGAATTGCCTTGGGGTTGGCATCAATACGGCATCAACAAATTCCGCGGACAGCGTTGAATTTCAAAATCGCATCGAAGGCTTCCGCGTTGCCCGGCTGGCCTGGGGCACACCGAATGCGCAGCCGATAACGATTGGATTTTGGACCGCACATCACAGGACCGGAACCTATAGCTGCTCCGTTCGAAATATCAACGGCACGCGCTCCTATTGCACGACCTACACGCAGAACGCTTCGGACATCTATGAATACAAGACTGTCACGATCCCAGGAGACACCGCCGGGACGTGGAAGTGGGATAACAATATAGGGATACTTCTCGACTTCGCGATGGCGGGTGGAACAGCAGCTACGGCACCAGCGGCGAACGTGTGGACCGCCGGGAACTATTTTGCCGCGCCAGGACAAGTGAATGCCATTGCGGCGACAACGGATGTTTTCCGCTTGACCGGAGTGGTGGTGCTGCCCGGCCTCGAAGCGCCATCCGCCGCGCGCGCGCCTTTCATCATGCGGCCCTACGATCAGGAACTTTTGCTTTGCCGTCGCTACTGGCAATGCACGAACAGTCAGGTGCCGAAAGGCGGGGGAAGTGGCTCGCTTATGGGCAACACCTATACGGTGGGGACTAACGCCATCTTCGGCTCGTGGAAGTTCGACCCAATGCGCGCGCAACCGACTCTTTCGATATGGTGTAATGGCGTGCAAAATCAGGTCAGAAATGATTTCAACGGTGCTTACCTTGCAGCAACTTTGACCGCAACCAGCGTGCTTACGCCAGATCGACTGAGTGGGGTCATCTTCTCAGGCGCCCCGTTGACGCTGAACACAGGCTATAGCTTCGATCTACAATTGGACGCGAGGCTTTGATCATGCTTGATTTCCCCAACGCACCGACTGTCGGCCAGAAATATCCGCAGCCGCCCGTTTCCGGTGCGCCGGTCTACACCTGGGACGGCGTGAAGTGGACAACGGTTGGCGGCCCGGTGTCTGGTGCATCTTATGGCCTTGGTAGTTTGTTCAACGTGCAGGCATATGGCGCAACGGGTAACGGCGTCACCAACGACACCGCTGCAATACAGGCCGCAATCAACGCGGCTGGACCAACAAATGCTGCCGTCTATTTCCCCGCCGGTGTCTACATTGCGGTTGGTCTTGTCATCACGCCGATAACCAATCCGTCAACAGGCTTGGCCACGCACAACCCATCGCTTATCGGAGATGGCAGTCGTAGCTCGATCATCAAGCGACCTCCAAACGTCAATGGTCATCTGTTGACGATCAGCTTCATTGATCAAAGCGCGACCGCTGCGCGAGCGGCGCAGACGCGCATCACCGGGCTTGGCTTCGATGGCACGCCCGGCACCGCAACGACAGGTCATTCAATTTATTGTCCAGATGGCCCTGGCGGATCGCTGTACGGATACGCACCGTGGCTCGAAGATGTTTTTCTCGACGGGTCGCCGCAATACGGACTCTATTGCGGCAACCAACGCAACTTCGGCTACTTTCAGCGCGTCAATGGACTCTACTCCAACAGCAATCTCCTGAACTTTCAGAACAACGGCGACCATAGCTTTGTTCAGTGCGCAATCGGTTGCCCGCTGACAAACACGCAAGATGTCGTTGTCTTCAACAATGTTTTCTCGGCAAAATTCTTCGGCTGTGATTTCTTCCACAATGGGACGGCATCACAAGCCTCTGCTTTCAACATCCAGGGCACCTACGGCTATATGGGTTTCCATGAGTGCGTCTTTAACGGTTGCGGGCAGCAAGGCGTCAAAATCTCCGGTGGTGCCAACAGTGGCGACTATCCCGTTCAATTCTTCGGCTGCATGTTTCAGGACAACTCGCAACAGGCAAGCGGCAGCTACTCTCATGTGCTGGCTTCGAGCCGCGCCAATGTCGCGTTTCTCGGCTGCAAATTCCTGACGCCAAATTCCGGCGTTGCGACGCCGAAGTACCTTGTGGAAATTACCGGAACGGCCGGGCCGGTCATTTTCAGCGGCTGCACCGTCATGGCTGGCAGCTACACAGTCGCAATTTCTAACAACACTCTCGCCGCGCCGTCAAACGGGGTGGCATCTACCGGATTGCAGATCAATGGTGGGTTTGAAATCAATCAAGAGAAAACGGGAGTCGCAACGTCTACCAACAACGGCTACATCGTTGACGGATGGGTGTTGGGCTTAACGCTTGGCGGCGGCGGTACTGTAAGTGCATCACAACAGTCGAGCCCATTGGTTCCTGGCTTTCCGAATTGGCTTGGGCTTGGGGTGGGGACCGCGCAACCAACGCTGAGCGCAACTGATTGGTTGGCCGTCAGTCAGAGACTTGAGGGCAATCGCGTCGCCAGATTGTCATGGGGTACAGCAGGTGCGCGACCGCTTACTATAGGCTTCTGGACTTGTCATACAGTGGCCGGAACGTATTCCGTTGCTGTGCGCAATCCTTCATTCAATCTAAGTTACGTTGCGTCCTACACGCAGAACGTGGCAAGTGCTCTGGAATACAAAACGATCACAATCCCCGGCGCAACGACCGGGACGTGGAGCAGCGACAATACTCTTTGGGGAAGCGTTGATTTTTGCGTTGCCACCGGGGCGAATTACGTCGCTCCGTCAGCGAATAGTTGGAATAGCGGAAATTTTCTCGGTGTGCCAGGACAGACAAATCTACTCGCAGCCTCGGGGAATGGGTTTCGGCTAACCGGTGTGATTTTTTTGGCTGGCAACGAGGCGCCAAGTGCAGCTATGTCGCCATTTTGCATGCCGACGCCTGATCAGGCGCTGGCGCTCTGCCGCCGCTATTATCAAAAAAGTTTCGAGCCAGGGACAAATCCCGGCACTGCATCAGCCGGAAATATACGATTGTTCTACCAAGATGGTCTGTCTGCCGCCAGCCATGATTGCTATCGAACAATCGAATTGACTCCTGCGATGCGAGCCAACCCAACGGTAACTATGTTCTCTGGTGTTTCTGGTGCGGCGGGCAAAGTATACGACGGCATGGCAGGAGGAGACGTTGCTGCCAGTATTTCTTATTTAGGGCAGGCCGCTTTCACGTTCCATTCCACTACTGCTGGTTCTAGTTCGTACCTCAACATGCAGGCGCATTGGGCCGCCGACGCGAGGCTTTGAGATGGCAGACTATCAACTAACAAGCACCGATGTTGTTATCCGCACTTCGGACGGCGCGTGCATTCCCAACGACCCGGCCAATCGTGATTGGATCGAGTACCAAACATGGCTCGCGGACGGCGGCGTTCCAGATCCCTACGTGCCGCCCGAGCCGGTGGCGCCAGAGCCGCAGCCGGAAAGCACCGTGCTCTATGACCACGAGAACCGGCTGCGCGCGATCGAGGGCGCACCGCCGCTGACGCTCGTGGACTTCATCACGAAGATGGCGAAGCCGCCGCCATGACGCGCGAGAGCCGCAAAGCCTTTGGCAGTCAGTGTCGTGCAGCCGCTTGGGACTTGATCCTGATCGTCGGCTTTGTGCTGTTCCTCGCGGGCGGGATCTGGGCGGTGCATACGCTGGAGGCGATGTACCCATGATGACATCGGTGAAATCGTGGTTTTCGGAAAACCACACGCTCGTCGTCTTTCTCATCGCGCAAGGCATCGCTGTCGGCGCCGCGGTTCTCAGCATGACGGCGTACATGGTGCGGCTGGAAACACGGGTCACGACGCTGGAGGTCCGCGGCTCACCGCATCTTCAGGAGATCAACAATCGCCTGACGGTGCTGGAGGCTCAGACCAGGGACAACAAGGAATCGCTCAACCGCATTGTCGATGTGATGACCAAAAAATTAAACATCAACCCGTAGGAGGATGCACATGAGCATTCTGATCAGCTTCGCCTATCTGTTGCTCTACATCGCAATCGTCATCTTCGTCGCGTTCTGCATCGTGTGGCTGATCCGTGGCTTCATGGGCTGGACGATAGACCCGGAGGTCTACAAGTGGGGCAAGATCATCGTCGGTTTGATCTGCATCATTGCCGTTCTGGTCTGGCTCTCCGGTCTATTCGGCTTCGGCCCAGGTATTCCGCAGCTTCACCTGAACTACCGGTGATGTGACTTGCCGGCCGCGGCAGGCTATGGTCCGCGGCGTTG